AAAACGAAACACTCATTAATTTGGGTGTCTTAGGACAGACCTGAAGTCCTAACTGATGAGATAGGTCAAACGGCAACGGTATTGCTATCCGAGTAACCAGCTAATCACTGTACTAGCAGCGACAACAAAATAGTATGATGGATAGAAACCTTGTGAGAAGTGAAGAGAACTGTTGAGTAGGCAGATAACCCACTAGAGGGGGACACTTGTGAAACAAGCTTGGCTTATATGACAGATTAGCATATATAGTCAATGGCTACCTGAAACGAAAATACTACTCACCAAATTGTTACATTTATTGAGAGAAAACTATGAAAAGAAAAAGAAAAACTAGAAATAAAAGGAGTAATCCTTTTGCAAAAGCTGTTCGGACACCGCTATTTAAAAGTCAAGTGGAAAAAGACAGGAAAAAAGAAGCCAAGAAAACTGGCAAATTGCATAAAAATTATGCGGACGTATAGATATAAAACTTTAACGGAAGCCGGGTGAATATCCGGTGTATAGGGTTCGATTCCCTACCTGGTGGCCCAAGGGGAATCCTTTGGTGCAGGGGGTTCGATTCCCCCTTCTAATTTAAGGAGAAAGAAATGAGAAAAACAATGTCGGAAAGAAAAGAAATATGGAAAGATACTATGAATATAGAAAAAGAAATAGAAATGGTAACTACAGAGGTGAGGTTAGACCATGGTGAGGTCATAGTAGATATTATGTGTGGACCGAAAAGTGTTATATTTGATGGGCAATCAATTACTGGGTTTAGCCAAACTTTATTTGTTAAAATGATTGATTGTTTTGATGAAATAACATTAGTTTTAACCGCGAAAATGGGAGATGAATTTGGTCATTGGGAAATTGACTCTTTATATGGCTTAAAAGAGAAAGGTAATTGTGAAACTTACGAAGAAGCAATTGATATGTGCGATACTGTTATAGATAACGGATTAATTTATAGTTTAGGTCAACAATATAGCTATAATTGGTATAATTCCGGCTGCAGCTATTGCACTTAATTAGGTCGTATTATATGTACAATTAAAAATATAAGGAAAAAGTATGATATTAGAAGAATTAGTAGCAAGAGTAGCCCAATGGGGCCACGATCGGAAAATAACAGTAAATGGCAGACCTATAACCCAAGGTATAAAAACTTTGGAGGAATGCCATGAACTTTTAGAAGCTATTAATCGCAATGATATTTATGAAATAAGAGATGCTATTGGCGATATAATGGTAACTTTAATAATGCAAGCGGAACTTCAAGGTTTTCCACTTGAGGAATGCTTGCATCAAGCTTATTCTGAGATTAAAGATCGAAAGGGTGAGCTAAATGAAGTAGGAGATTTTATTAAAGAATAGTTATGCGGATGTATAGATATAAATTAAGGAGACATAAATGGAATTTAAGAAATTCGACGGTGGCAAAATTCGATATGAATTAGTTCCGCCTAAAGTAATTCAGGGTATTGCGGAAGTCTTAACATTTGGTGCTAATAAATATGGTGCTGATAATTGGAAATCTGTAGATAACCCTGAAAGATATGTCGGTGCTTTATATAGACACCTTGAGGCATATCGTAAAGGTGAGTTAATCGATCCAGAAAGTGGATTTTCTCATTTAGCACATGCTAGTACAAATCTAGCATTTTTAATAGAGCTCGATCACGAGTCGAATAATTGGAGTAAATAATGAAAGCAAAAACTAAAGTAACAAATAGCCATAATTTTGGACCACATAATGATGCACGTAAAATGTTAATGAAATATCACGGTATCAGTAGTCGTTCAGCAGCTAAAGCACTCAAATATATAAATCAATTTAAATAGTTATGAATTATATTGACGTAGTGTATATGAAGCTCGTCAAAGAAATATTAAATGAAGGCATTGGGAGAGAAACCAGAAATGGCAAAACTCTCAGTGTCTTTGGTACTAGTATCAAGTTTGACATAGCTGAAAAGGGACTTCCTTTATTAAGTTTTAGGAAGATTTTTACTAAAGGAGTAGTAGGTGAATTCTTGGGTTTCTTACAAGATGCAACTACTGCAGAAGAATTTCAAGCCTTAGGTTGTCCATATTGGGACCTATGGGCTGATGAGGATGGCAAACTTGAATTGGATTACCCACCGCGAGAGCAATGGGAAACTTTAATTGAAGGTATTAAGAAAGATCCAGGCAGCAGAAGACATTTAATTAATGTATGGAATCATAAAAGATTAGATGAATTAAGTTTACCTTGTTGTCATTATTCTTATCAATTCTTTGTAAGAGGAAACCAATTAGATCTAGTTTGGACACAAAGAAGTTTGGATGTAGCTATTGGGTTACCAAGTGATTTAATTTTAGCCACGTTATATTTAGCTGAAATTGGCAGAAGAACAGGTTTAACCCCAGGAAGAGTCACAATGAATTTTGGAGACTGTCATATATATGAAGAGCATTTAACTGCTATCGAAGATATGATTACTTACAGACTTCCAAATTTAGCTAAAATAGATTATAAATGGGATGGGAAAGAGCTTACTTATGATAACTACTTTCCTTATGACAAGATTGATTTCTTGTTAAAGGAGTAACAATATGTATGATGATGATGGATACGAATTGTGGGACTATAAAACTAGGATATATGATCGACAAGTAATAACCGATTTTATAAAAGAAGCGGAAGGATTACTTGGCAATTTAATATATTTTAGAAAACGTTTTACAGGAGAAGGCCTCCCAGAAAAAGCTGAAGCAGCTATTTTTGAGGGGCTGAATGATGATGAATCTAATACATTAGATCATTTAGAAAGGTGTATACATGACAAAACCCTTGTAATTCCAAAATGGGTTAGATGGTAATTATAAATATAAGGATTAAAAATGAGAATATTAAAATGGGTAATGATAATATTAGCTTCTATGCTAATTACAACTAGTAAAGCTGATATTGTAGAAGATGAAATAGCGGTAACTATGGCAAACACAATTGCCTATGTCCACTATTGCCATGAGTTTACAGATGAAGTTACTGATGCAATTAAAGACGCTTTAATCGATGTGGATATTGATAATATTAGATATAGCACAGTATTTGATGCACAATTAGATACAATTGATGAAGTAATAAAGACACAAGGAATTAATGGTACATGCGTTATTCTATCTTTAGTTGTTGAAGATTTAGATAGTGAGTTATTTCGAGTAATAGGGGAATAATATGACTGGATTAGAATGGGTATTGTTTGGTCAATTATTAGTACTGGGGTTTATCCTTGGTTTAATAATTTTAGATGCAGGCAAGTTGTAAATACGAAACGCCTTCGGGCGTCTTATAGCAGAGGTGAAGCTATAACTGATGAGATACCTTAAGAATTTAATATAAGGAGAAATGTATGAGTAAAGAAATAGAAAGACCCGTGCCATTGGCACCTATGTCACCTTTTAACTTTGGTGTATCAGTGTCTTCAACATTGAAACCAAAGAAAAAGAAACATTTCGAAGAGTGCGACGAAATAGAAGAAGATCATTATTTAGAAGATGATGATAGGCCTCGTAGCGCTTTTGGTAAATCTTTAGCTGAACAATCAGATAGAGAAGTTCAACAAGAACATTGGCATAAGGAGTAATTATGAATTTTATAAAACAAATGGTTCAACTTGCTAAAAAGCAAAAAAGTAAGATTGATATGGAATGGGACTTATTGGATAGTTCAATTAATGGTAGAGAAAATATTGGAAAAGAAGTAAAAAACTACCAGAAATCAAGAAATTTATGGAAAAAGGACTGGAATAAATAGGAGTAACAAATGAGTTATGATGATGAAGTACACGTCTGTGTTATATGCGGTGGCTCAAACCACGATGAAGATATATTTAGAGTGTATAAATTAGATGATAAGAAAGTTTGTGAGCTTTGTCTACAAACCGAAATTGCCCCAAGAGCACCAGACCTATATATGGATTATACTCGTCTTGGGGTAATGGTATATGAGGATATTGATAAAGAAATTGAGTTTGTGGGTGGCTTAGAAGAGGAATATGCTGAGCAAATGAATCAAGCTAAACAAGAAAATCCAGGGCTAATCATGGCCAAACTCAGAGAAAAGAAAAAAGAAAGAAAAATTGTAGAAGCTATCAAACCTAAAGAGCTTAAAGATTATTTAGATAAAAATGCAGTTGGTCAAAATGAAGCAAAAAGAGTATTATCAATTGCTGTTTATAATCACTTTAAGAGGCTTAGGCTTCAAGATAGTTTAGGCGTACAGATGAAAAAGAATAATATTTTATTATCTGGAGCCACAGGTGTTGGTAAAACATTTATAACTGAGCTAATTGCTAAGAAGCTTGGTGTACCTTTTATTACAGCAGACGCAAATTCTATTACCCAAGCTGGTTATGTTGGGGGAGATGCTGAAGATATATTAGAGAGTTTATATAATGCCGCGGATAGAGATTTAGAATCCGCGCAGCAAGGTATTGTTCTAATAGACGAAATTGACAAGATTTGTACTAAAAATAGTTCAAATTCTAGGGATCCAAGTGGTGAAGGAGCACAACAAGCGCTGCTTAAACTAATTGAAGGTGGTCAATTTAAAGTAGATATAGGCGAAGGTATAAGAAAACATAGCATCATGTTTGATACAACAGATGTTTTATTTATAGTTGCAGGAGCATTTACAGCTATTGAAAGCATTGTATTAGCACGTGAAGTTGAAGGTTCAGTAGGATTTTTAGGTGGAGAAACAGAAAAATTAACTAAAGGCGAAATATACAAAAAGATTAGATTTGATGATTTTGAAAAATTCGGAATTATTCCTGAACTTTTAGGTAGATTGCCTGTTAGAATTGCTTTAAAACCACTAACTGAAGATAATTTAGTTGACATAATGTCAGGAATAGAAAACAATATTGTAGATCAATATAAGATTCTATTAGCTGAAGATGGTGTTAAACTTAAAGTTACAAGAGGCGCCTTGGTCCAAATTGCTCGAAATGCTATTTTAAATAATAGCGGTGCAAGAGGATTACAAGGTATATTTGAGGAGCTATTAAGAGATACTATGTTCGACTCACCTTCTGATGATAATATTAAAGATTTTAGTATTACTCGCCAGAATGTAGTTGACTTTATGTCTAATAAGGAGGAATAGATGGAGAATAGTAGAGAAACGTTACTTCTACAAATCACTGGTCAGTTAAATCATATGACCGCCGCTATACCCAGAGGACCTAAATCTGCTTTTAGGAAAGTATTATTAGGAACAGATAATGTCCGAGGGTTAGCAGAATTAATCCTGGATCACACAATAAAGACAATCTCTAAAGGAACTGGATTGACTTCTGCAGCTGAAGGACTTGCTATCGCAATGAACAAGATAACAACGTTTAATTTGAAAGCAGGCACTAATAGGAAAGTTAAATACGCTTTAATATCAGCTGGAGTAGAAGCTTTTGGCTCTTTAAAATCCTTAGGTTACATAAATAAAGTAACTGAAAGACAAGGGGTTATGAAATTAAATAAATTAGATTTTATAAATGAAGATAATTTATTATTTTATTACTTTAAAGAGCAATTAACAGTTTCAGAATTAGAGCTTCCTAAGGAAGAGTACACTTATTGGACACATCCAAGAAAAGATGGACGAACAATTGTTAAAAAGATGCCTAAATCTTTAGCTTCTCAGTATACACATACTAAGATGCCTAATGTTTACGCAGCTTTAAATGCTTATGGTAGCACTAAATTCAAAGTGAATGAAGAGCTATTATCGATATTAAAGGTAATGGATGAAGATAATCACGCATTTATTCCTGAGATAATTGAGTCTGAAAAAGTATCTAATGCTTTATACTCATTAATGAAATTTAGAAGGATTTCAGAATTTGTGGGTGAACAAGCAAAGAAATGGTATTTAGCAAATGTAAGTCAGCAGTTAATGAAGAAAGGTTTAACAACTGTACAAATAGATGGAAGAAGTAAAAAGTATAGTAAAAGAAAAGCCTCAGGTTGGTTCAAAGAGAAAACAAGCGAGCCCCTGGATTTTGTTAGAGCTTCGTCAAAGAGATATGAATTTGACAAAGTGAATTTCATGGCACAAAGAATGTGTGGTAAAACTTTTCACTATGATTTTCAATTAGACAGTAGGGGACGTATGTATCCTATTGTTAATTACTTCGAGCCAACAGGTTCTGATTTAGCTAAAAGTTTGTTAATGTTTAAAAATGGAGTACCTGTAAGTGAAAATGTTTTATATAATTTAGCCGTCCATACTGCAAATTGTATGGGTGAAGATAAATTAGCTATGGATGATAGAGTATTATTTGTATGGGTTCATATGGAAGAAATTCTAGAGGCTGCTGAAGATTTAGTAAATTCAGAATGGTTGAAACAATTTGAAGGCGAAAAGAAGTCTAAGTTTCAATTAATGGCAGCTGTATTAGAATGGAAGAAATACCATGAACAAATAGATAATTATGTTTGTTATTTGCCTATAGGTTTAGATGCAACTAACTCAGGACTTCAAGTATTATCGGCAGTGACCAGAGACATAATTGGAGCACAAGAGACTAATGTTATCAATCATCCCACTCAAGAAATTGGGGATGCTTATATGGTAATTGCTACTTCAGTGCTAGATAATGGATTTGCTTACAAAGGTTATGAAGATTTAGGTAATAAATCATGGCGGAAATTATGTAAGAGGCCAACTATGTCATATTATTATGATGCAGGAAGAGAGTGTATTCAAGAACAAACTTATGATGATCGCAGAGACCATGGTGTTGATATATTATCAGAGATGACTTTTGATGACGCTACTTATGTAGGTACCGCGATTTATGATGGTGTGGAATCAGCATTTCCGAGACAAACCCAAGCTAAAGAAGCATTAAAGTTAGGAGTCGAATCGGCATTAAGAAATAATGGTGGTAAAGCTTTAGTAACTTGGAAAACTGCCTCGGGATTTACTGCATTTCAAGACTATTCAAGAGTTGAGACAGGCCACGTTAAATGCATGTTTGCTGGAAAGCGAGTGCAGTTATCATTTCAGCTGTTTATAGATAAACCAATGATGAGCGATCATACCAAGGGAATAAGTGCTAACTTTGTGCATTCGCAAGATGCAGCATTGTTAACATTAACTATAGCTAATTTAGCTGAGAAAGGCATTGAGTCATTTATGATGATTCACGATCAATTCTCTGTTAATGCGGAAGAAACGTCTTTGTTATTAGAAACATTTAAAGAGACGTTTATTGAAATCTTTGAGAAGGACCAATTAGGTGATGCACTCGAAGCATTTGGGTTAGAAAATAATCCCGTGAGTTATGGTGATCTAGATATACAAGATGTGACGGAAGCTAAATATATAATCTCGTAAGAGGTTAGGCTTCCGCACATATAATTAATAAGGAGTAAGATAATGGCAAGCGAATTTGAGGAGTTATGCGAGATTTATGGACTCAGTACAGGCGACCCAGAAGCTATTGATAAGTTAATATTTCTAATCAATAGATCAGATGATTCAGAAGATGAAGAGTTCTATAACGATCAAGGATTCTTTGTTGATGAAGATCTTTTACCCGATGATGATGAGCCAGATGGCTAGTTACGCGGTTGTATAGTATATATTAAAAATAGGAGATATATGAATACATGCACAAGTTGTAAAGTAGACCTTGTTGAAGGAACTAATTGGTCAACTAAGGGCAAGCATAAGTTCTGTAGAACATGTTTTAAAGAAAAATACAATAAGAAGCGAATGTTCTTGAATGGAAAGTATGTTCCCATTTCAAGTAAGATTCATAAACCAGGAATATTTAAATCATTAGATGACGCATGGTCACATGTTGAATTAGATAATAAAGATGTTTCAGGAGAAATTTACATTATGACTAATAAGTCTTTTAAATATTGGGTTAAGGTAGGTATGAGTATTAATGCTGAAGATAGATTAAGCAAATACCAAACTGGTGACCCGTATAGGTCTTATAAGATATATAGTAAATTTCATACAGAAGATAGACATGAAACTGAGGGACAAATTCATCAAATTCTAGAAGCAAAGTACCACCGCAAGAATGAGTGGTTTAAGGCTGCGCCAAAAGAAGTTGATGGGATTATTTCTCAATACTTTGGAGAAAAATATGAAGAAAGAAATGAAAGCACTAATTGACGGAGACGTATTAGTATATTGGGCAGCAAATTGGGCTCAGACTAATTATTTCGATGTAATAAATAGTGAAGGTAAAGTGCTAGATTCAAGAGAGAGTAAGAGATTTGCTCAAGACTCAGCTAACGACTTAATGGACTTCTCAATGGGCGAACATGGCGGTGAGGAGTTAACGGTTGAGGCTGGAGATATCCGCTTAACTAAGTGGATTTCTTGCCAAGAGTTTATTGATAACTTTATTGCGAAGATAGTACGAGACGCAAAATGTGGAGATTTCGAGATCCACCTATCAGGACCTACTAACTTTAGAAAGGATATTGGTGTAACCAAACCTTATAAAGGTAACAGATCTTCTGAGAAACCATACTATTATCATAAAGTAAGAAATTATTTAATTGATAATTATGATGTTATTATTGCAATAAATGAGGAAGCTGATGATACATTAGCAATCACTCAAAGCAAAGATCCTGATGGTACAGTAATATGTACTGTGGATAAAGACCTTTGGATGGTTCCTGGCAATAAATACAACTTTAGAAAAGAAGAAGCAAGTTATGTAACAGAGTACGATGGAATGAGAAGTATGCAATTTCAAATGCTGACTGGGGACCACGTGGATAATATCCAAGGTGTTCCTAAAATAGGAAAGGTGTCGGCTGAGAAATTATTAGCAGCTAATCCTGATATCGATGACGCTTGGGTTGCAATTGCTGAAGCTTACAAGAAAGCCTATGGAGAATTTCACAAGTGTGTGATGGTTGAAATGGGAAGATTACTTTGGATGCGCAGAGTAGAAAATGAAATGTGGAGTTTACCACGAATATTAAGAAAAGGAGAAATATAAATGGCAAATTTATTAGAAAATGTTGAACTAAGCTGGTGCTTTCTAGACCCTAAGAACCCTCAATTAAACTTTGAGAAGAAACAGTGGTCCGCAACAGCTAATGTCGATAAGAAAACTGCTGAAGGATTTAAGAAGAAAGGCTTAATTCGTTCTTTGCGTCCCGTTGAGGATGCAGATGGCAAAGAAACTGGTCAGTATAAGCTGACTTTCAAGGCTAATGCAGTTACTGCTGGTGGAAAAGAGCTTAAAGCTCCAGGAGTATTTACTAAAGATGCAGGCGGAATGATTGTACCTTTAACCGGTGTAACAGTTGGTAATGGTTCTAAAGGAACTATTTCTTATGATACATACGATTGGAAGTACAATGGGACTACGGGAACTTCTATGTCACTTAAGAATGTATTAGTTAGTGAATTAATACCTTATGAAGCGGATATCCCTCCTGGATCAGAGTTTGGAACAATTGAAAAAGGTGCAGAGTTTGTTGAAGCCTCACCATTCAAAGATGATTCAGAATTAGATCTTGACATTGATGCAGACGATGAGTTTTAAGTAAGAACCCCTCAGTAGCTTTCTTGGAGGAGAGAGCTACTCGAAACACCAGTTAATTCTGGTGTCATATATCACGGTTGAAGATATATCTGATGAGATAACCAAAATGAACTATATATATATATATATAAAAGGAGACATATATGAAACAACAAGAAGGTGTATTCGTAAGACATGAAGCTTGTTCAGCTTGTGGTTCACAAGACAATCGAGCAGTCTATGATAATGGTGAAGGTAAATATACCTATTATTGTTTTGGCTGTGAAGACTCAGGTTTTATTAAAAATGACGCTCCTCCTGCTAGTAATTTTAGGAAGAGTAAACATTACGAAGGAAGTGAATTTATGAATACAAGAGAGACAGTACAAGAAGTAAATAGCTTCCCAGTAAGAGGCTTTAAAGAAAGAAGAATTAAGAAAGCAATAGCTGAACTTTATGGTGTTAAAGTTGGTTACAATGAAACAGATGGTAAAACTATCCAATTTCATTATTATCCAATTACTAATAAAGGCAGAGTTGTTGGTTTTGAAAAAAGAGAAGTAGCAAATAAGAAGTTTACAGCTATTGGTTCAGTTAAAAATAGTGATGAGTTATTCGGTCAATCCAAGTTTCCACCAGGAAGCGCCAAGAAGATTGTAGTAACCGAGGGGGCTTTGGATGCTATGTCTGTTCAACAGTTGTATCAAAGTAAACAACAAGAATGGCCAGTAGTATCTGTTATTAATGGAGCTGGAAATGCAAGGAAACAAATTCAAGCTAACTTAGAATATCTAAATAGTTTTAATGAAGTTGTATTTATGTTTGATGCAGATGAGCAAGGGTACGATGGGGCTAAGGCTTGTGCTAAGATTGTTCGTACAGGTAAAGCTAAAATCGCGCTGCTCGGCAGACACGGTAAAGACGCTAACGACTATTTGAAAGCTGACAAACTGTATGAGCTAGAGAAAGCTATTTGGAATGCTGAAGACTATTCCCCAGCTGGAATTGTAAACTCCGCCGATACATGGAGTTTATTTCACGAAGACAGGAGAGAAGATTCTGTTTTATATCCAGATTGTTTTGGTGAAGTTAATAAAATGACTTACGGTAGAAGAACTGGTGAATTAACAATATTTACAGCTGGTACAGGAAGTGGTAAATCTTCATTTGTTAGAGAAGATATCTATCATATTCTTCAGACAACTGATATCCAAGTAGGTATAGTGTCTTTAGAAGAGTCTATTAGAGAAACGCTAGATGGGCTTATTGGATTGCACTTAAATAAGAGAATAACTTTACCTGATGTTGAATTCGATCGTGAAGGAAATGAAGGAAGAGATGCTTGGGAAGCTGTAGCCGGCGATGGCAGATTAACTATGCTTGACCATCAAGGTTCGGTTAGCGACAACTCATTAATGGAAAAAATTGAGTTTATGGCTGCTAGTGGTTGTAAGTTTATATATTTAGACCATATAACCTTAGCTGTAAGCGAAGTTGATGGAAGTGTCAATGAATCTATGGATAAATTGATGTCTGATTTATTAAAGTGTTGTAAGAAATTTGATGTTTGGATTGGTGTAGTTTCCCACTTAAGAAAGACTGGTGGAGGAGCTAAAACTTTTGAAGAAGGTGCCAATATAACTGAAGATGCACTGAAAGGATCAGGTTCACTTAAGCAAATTGCTTTTCAAATTATTGGATTTAGCAGAAATAAATATGAAGAAGATGAGTTTGAGAGACAACGAGTCAAGATCAGTGTACTTAAGAATCGCTTTACAGGATTTACAGGTCCAGCTGGTCATGCAAGGTTTGATAGCGATACAGGTAGATTAACTAATGTGCCGGTAGAGTTTTCACAATTATAAATATAAGGAGATACATATGAATGAGAAATTAGTGGTGGACATTGAGGCCGATGGCTTCCAAAATGATGTCACTAAACTTTGGTGTATCAGTGTCTTCAACATTGAAACCAAAGAAAAAGAAACATTCACAGACTATAATGACGATTATAGAAGTATTGACGAAGGATTAAAGTTATTATCTACTGCTAAACAGATTATAGGCCATAACTTTATTGCATACGATATGGTGGTATTAGAAAAGTTATATGACTTTAAAACTAGTGCCACAATCGTAGATACATTCCTAATGAGTCAATTACTAAACTTTAATCGTCAGTTAGGACGTGTAAAAGGTAGACACAATCTAGCTCAATGGGGAGAAGCTTTAGGAGTTCCTAAACCTACCCAAGAACAATGGACAGTGTATGAAGATGCTATGCTGAATAGATGTGAAATTGATGTACAAATAAATGTTCGTGTCTATATACAACTGATGAAAGAATTTAAGATGTCAGGTATTCCTAAGTCAGTTATTCAACGTGAGTTTGCAATTGCTAAGATTAGTGCGCAACAAGTGAAGAATGGCTGGCTTATAAATGAAAGACTCGCATTAAGACATATTGATTTTCTAAAGCGTGAGATAGAAACTCTTCGACAAAAGATTGAGCCACTTATGCCAAAGATTGTCAAATGTCCAGATGTATGGGTCAGTAACCAGGAATGCAATGAGATCTTAGGGACTACTGGTATTAAATATGACGCTGAGTTAAAAGAAGGCCAACGCTTAAAGAAGCCTATACTGCCAAGATATACTAAAGCAGGTGAGCTGCATTCAGCACAAACTAAGTGGCTTGGTGAAGGAGTAAAGGTTTATGGAGCATATTGCAGAGTAGAATTTCATGATGCTAAGTTAACACAACATAGTGAAGTGAAAAAGTTGCTATTCAAGAATGGTTGGAAACCTACTGAGTGGAACACAAAACGAACCATTGAAGGGAGAATGATTAGAACTTCAGCTAAATTAACGGAGGATTCTTATGGGTCTATTAAAGGGACTCTTGGAAAAGATATCGCTCTTCATGCTACATATCAACATCGTCTTAATACTCTTCAAAATCAGAAGGAAGAGACGAAAGGTTGGTTAGGCTCAAGACGAAAAGATGGCCGAATTGAGTGTGTGCCATTTACTTTAGGAACTGCGACTGGAAGAATGAGTCATAAGAACTTAGTAAATGTGCCAGGAGCTAAAGCGACATTTGGGAAAGAGATGCGAGAAATCTTCGTAGCTCCCCGCGATCGAGTTTTAGTTGGGTGCGATTTAGCATCTGCACAGTTAAGATTATTAGCTGCTGCTATGGGTGATAATAAATACTCAGAAACAGTTATAACTGGTAAGGAGGCTGATGGTACTGACGTACATACTGTTAACCAAAAAGCTGCTGGATTAAGAACTAGAGCGCAAGCTAAGACTTTTATTTATGCATTCTTGTTTGGTGCAGGTGATACTAAGATTGGATCTATTGTTGGAGGTAAAGCTAAAGACGGAAAAGAGCTTAAGGCAAAATTCTTAAAGAGCTTTCCTGCATTGAGTAAGTTACAGTCTAAGCTAAGACTAGATTTTGAAAAATCTGGTGGTAAGACTATTACTGCTCAAGATGGTAGAAAGATCCAAGTTGACTCTCCGCATAAATTACTTAACTATTTGCTACAAGGCAATGAGGCTATTCTTGCAAAAGAGTGGGCAAATATATCTGCGAAGTTAATAGAAAAGAATAGTATTAATTGTAAATTACTAGCTATTATGCATGATGAACAAAACTTTGAATGCTCTGTTGAAGATGCGCCCAAACTAGCCACTGTGTTAGAGAAGGCTGCGACTATGGCGGGAGAGCAGTTAGGTTTTAATTGTAGAATGGATGGTACATCTAAAATAGGAGAAACTTGGTATGACATACACTAATGGAAAAGTGGATGATAGTGATAATGATGGCATTTATTGCGAGAGGGTAGACGGAGAAGTTTTATGCGTAAAATTCTCTGAATATCTTGAGAAAGGATTTGTGATTTCTGAAGCAATACCTCTTAAGGAAATAAATGACCATCCGAAGGGCCATTAAATAAATTAAGCAATTTAACTTGTAGCAATATAGGTTAGATTGCTTTTTTCACAAATAAACAAGGAGAAATAATAATGAATAAGTTACCTAATGACTACCAAAATTTTATAGCATTAAGTAGGTATGCCAGATGGCTACCAGAAAAGAACAGAAGAGAGACATGGGAAGAAACCGTGGCTAGATACTTTAACTTCATGGGGGAGCATCTTAAAGAAAATACAGAATACGAATTAGATGCAACTACTAGGAAAAAATTAGAACATGCAGTTCTTAATTTAGATATTATGCCTAGTATGAGGGCGCTAATGACTGCTGGTCCAGCTTTAGCTAGAAATCATATAGCTGGATATAACTGCGCTTATCTTAGCGTAGATCACCCGAAAGCATTCGATGAGTGCCTTTATATTCTAATACATGGTACTGGAGTTGGTTTTAGTGTTGAACGTCAGCATATAAATAAACTGCCAGAAGTACCAGAAGAACTAATTGATGTGGATGATACTATTGTTGTCCAAGATTCTAAAGAAGGATGGCAATCTGCATTTAGAAAGTTAATTACGTATTTATATAATGGAGAGATGCCTAAGTGGGATTTCTCTAAAGTTAGGCCTAAAGGCGCAAGATTATCTACTTTTGGTGGAAGAGCCAGCGGTCCAGAGCCTTTATTAGATTTATTTAACTTTTGTACGGTACTCTTTAAAGAAGCAACAGGCAGGAAGTTAACAAGTTATGAATGTCATCGCATTATGTGCAAAATAGCGGAAGTTGTTGTTGTAGGTGGTGTTAGGCGTAGTGCATTGATTTCTTTAAGTAACTTAACCGATGAGCGTATGCGTAGTGCTAAGACAGGGCAGTGGTGGATAGATACACCTGAAATGGCCCTTAGCAACAATAGTGTATGCTATACAGAGAAACCTGATATGGGAATCTTTATGAAAGAATGGTTATCGCTATATGAATCTAAGTCAGGTGAACGTGGTATCTTTAACAGAGAAGCCGCAATTAAACAAGTAATAACTACTGGAAGGAGAGATACTGAACACGACTTTGGCTGTAATCCTTGTAGTGAAATTATTCTTAGAGATGGACAATTTTGTAACTTAACTGAAGTTGTTGTCAGGGCTACTGACGACTCTAAGGATATATTAAATAAAGTCAAGCTAGCAACAATACTTGGTACGTTTCAAGCTTCTCTTACAAACATTAAGAGATTAAGGCCAAAGTGGGTTTCTAATACCCAAGAAGAAGCTTTGCTAGGTGTTTCACTAACAGGTATTATGGATAATTCATTTATGAGTGGTTCCACAGATAGAGGCGATTTACCTAAGTTCCTTAGAGAGCTTAGAAAGAAAACTGTTGATACAAATAAGAACTGGTCAGGGAAACTTGGAATCAGTCAGGCTACTGCAACTACTGCTATTAAACCTAGTGGTACAGTTAGCCAACTAGTAGACTCAGCGTCGGGTATTCACACTAGACACAATGACTACTACTTCCGCAGAGTAAGAGCGGATGCTAAAGATCCAATAGCAAAACTTATGGAAGATCAGGGTATACCATGTGAAGCAGATGTAATGAAACCTGATAGCGTTAAGGTCTTTACGTTTCCTATGAAAGCGCCTAATAATGCAATTCTAAGGAATGATAGAGATGCTATTGAGCAACTTGATTTATGGTTAATGTACCAAAGGCATTATTGCGAACATAAGCCTAGTGTTACTATTTCAGTTAAAGAGCATGAGTGGATGGGAGTGGGCGCATGGGTATACAAACATTTTGACGAAGTATCAGGTGTAAGTTTCCTTCCGCATTCAGACCATTCATATCAACAAGCTCCATACGAAGATTGCACTAAAGAACAATATAATGAACTTGCTAAGAAGATGCCTAAGTCAGTTGACTGGGATTTGATTAGTAAATATGAATTAGAAGATACTACTACTAGCAATAAAGAACTTGCTTGTACTGCAGGTGTATGTGAGTTAGTAGATTTAATAGGAGAAAACAATGAGTAATCCAAATGATAACCAAAACGCCTATCAGGCTGCGTTACAAATAAATAGAAAGTTAAAGAGAGAAATAGATGAGTTAAAAGAAGAGATCGCAAAGTTAAAAGCTAAATCCTCTATTAAAGTTCCTCTTTCTCATAGCAAAGACGTAGAAGTTAGGCTTACCAAAGAAGAGTATATGAATAAGATAGGAGAACTGCATGGTATATAGAAATAGGAGAATGAAATAATGGGCTATAAACCAAACAATAAATGGAGGGCCTCCGTAAGAAGTGCTGATTCTAAGTGGGAAGGTGAATTAGAGGGTGGAATATTAAAGGACTGGGAACACCATCCTGAAAAGATTCCATATACAATTGACCATACTTACACCCCAGACTTTAGTAAAGGTAATTTAATTATCGAAGCTAAGGGAAGGTTTATGGATAATGCTGAGGCTAGAAAGTATGTGTGGGTTAGAGAGTCTTTGCCAAAGGAGAAAGAGCTATTATTCTTATTTTATAATCACAAAACTCCAATGCCTCATGCGAGAGTCCGTAAAGATGGCACGAAGTTAACTCATGGGGAATGGGCAACTAAGAACGGATTCAGATGGTATACTGAAAACACAATAACACAAGTAATAGGAGATAAATAATGGCTATGGTAGCTAAAGTGACAATTCAATTGGTGGATATTGATTCGCCATTTTTAAATACTTCTATAGTAGAAATAGATGAGATTCCAATGGACGATACTGTTCATAGGAATCTTATCCAGTTTTTACTTGAAGCTAAACAACCACAAGAAGATAAAAATGAAAAACCTGCAATTATAGGTTCAAAGGAGAAAAATAATGACAAACAATAATTATCCTGTTATGGAAATAGCAGATGCGTTAAATACGGCAGTTCAATTGTATGAAAGTATTGATTATAGCGATGAAATGAAAGAAGAATTAGAGATTACAATCTTAGGGCTAATAAAGTCTTTAAGAATCTCGGCATTTCATAGTTCGGAGAAGAGATGATGACTGATGAAGATATAAAAGGATTCATTGATTATTTTGGAGAAGATAAAATACCTAACCCAGACCATTATCCTCAAAAAGTAACATGGCTAATGAAATGGTATAAGTATATTGTTAAATATAATCGGAGGGACAATGAACAAAGTAATGAAATTTCATGCTGATTGGTGTGGTCCATGCAAAAACTATAGTCCTATATTTGAGCAAGTAACAAAGAGACTCAAAGGTTGGGAAGTAGAAGAATATAATATTGAATCACCAAAAGGAACTGAAATGGCTGTAAATTACGGCATTAACTCGATTCCCACAACAGTAATTGTAGTTGACGGTAAAGAACCACGAAAGTTAGTGGGTCCACTGTCAGCTGCGGATTTAGCAAAAGAACTAACTATACCGAGAGGTTTAGTTACATAAGCAAATATAGGGCTATAATTAGGTTAATATCTAGTTATAGCCCTTTATTTTTGCCCATTGCTTTGTATCTCTTGTTCTAGGACACTTAAAAATAAGGCTAAACAAACATAAGCCAAGGGTTGAGAAGTAGTCTATATGGAGATCCTGGAGATCAACTTTTCCCTGCAAGGCAAAAATAAAGCTACAAATTGGACATTATATCCAAAATGTAGCTTATTTTTTGTTTTTTAGTAACCTCTCCACCCTTTGACTTCTTTTACAAGTCTTTGAGCTTCAATTCTTCTTACGTTTGCTTCGTTCTTTGACATTCCAGCTTTAAGATTATCTTGATAAACTTTGTTCACCATGAATGTATTAACTCTTGGGGTCCCAGCATATTTCTCTGGTCCATCATTCGCTTTTAACATTTCAACATCTGTAATTCCTTGAGCAGACATTACATTATAGTCTCTATATGCCATACTAACCTCCTCTTATAACATTAGTAAATCTTTCAACTGGCTGCGCTCCAATATCAAATTTAGTTTCCATAGTTAGACCTTTTGATTGTACTTTAGCTAAAATATCTTCTATTGACATTCCAGTAGCTTTAGATAGTCCTTCAATCATCTTTTCTCTTAAATTATAATTAGCATGAAGATCTTGGAATACTTTACCAGATAGTTGCTTAATAGCTTTGACATCATTTGGATGAACAAAGAACGCATCGTGAACAACCCTAACTTCGATACCGCTGGCATCTGCAGCTTGTACTAACTTATGCAAGAATGCAGCATCCATCATATGGGTAGTGTTAGGAGCCATACCTTGGCTAATCATTTTTGAATCTGCCTTGATCTTATTAATACCGTCAATTGTTAGATCAGCTGTAGGCACTTGGTTGTATACAGTTACTTCTTGACCCCTCCATCCAGCCTTTTTACTAGCGGCTAGATCTGGAACACCTTCAGGCAGAATAGTAGATCTAAATGTTCTCTCACTTCCCATTATGTATCTTGTTAGGTCAGTCATATCTCCAGAAGGTCCTTCAACTAAGAAAGGAGTTCTGTTAGTTGAAGAGTTAAAGATTTTACCTAGCACTGAATTAAATTGTTTAAATTCGTACTGTGTAGCAAGGCCTTCATTTAGAGCTTTAGCCATACCCTCATTCCAATGGAATTCCATTAGTTCATCAGGATCAACACCCCGCTCTATGATAGCTAATTTCTTGCGACCATCTAATTGGATATTCAAGTCTACCTTTAGAGTATCATTACCTGCACCGTATGGAACTTTCATAACGATAGGTTTGACAATTCCTCTGTCGCCACCCAAGAATTCATCTGAGATCTCTTTAAATAGTCGAGCTTTCTCAGGATCAGTTTTAGCTAATTCCTCATAGCTAGCTTTCATATTTTTGTTGTATTTACTACCGACATCAGTATATAAGTCTTTAGCAATAGCGTCATCTGGAACACCTTCGCTTAATAATCTCTTTTCAGCAGCGGTTAAACCAGTTCTATCAACAGGATCAGTAAGAACACTTGTTAACTTTAATATATTTTCATCACCGTATTGTGCACCAATATGTTGAGAGCCTGAAGAAGGAGCATCAACCTCAATCATCATATTAGACTCATAAGGAACACCATTATCATGTGCTTTCTTAATCCGAGCTACTTCCATAACCCCTCTTAAGTAAGGACCTGCATCTTTTCGATTCATCCATTTTGGATTCCAATCAGGATTATTTATATTATCCAAAGCTTCTTGTCCTTGCTTTAGATAAGTATCCTTGTTCTTTAACCAATATTTATGTCTGTCTAAGCCTGTCCCTTGTATCTTACTTAACCCAGCCTTACTGTCAAATAAAACTAAATCATCAATTATTTGGTTAAATCCCTCTTCACCATATACTATTGGTTTCTTTGAGCCAGTAAATCCATGACGAATTGTGCCACCAGAGTTCAAAGAAGCATTAGATGGGTCTATAGGCGACGTACGACCACGGGTATCAACATTATGTTGCATATATACTTTAGCCTCGGGATCATTAGCAAATCTCTTCTCTATTTCTTCATCAATTCTTCTCGTATTGCTTTGCTTAGATTTGTACTGATCTCCAATAGTTTTAGTTTCTTTACCAATAGCATCTAATGCTTTTGCCCGAGGAGAAAATGTTGCCTCTCTTAACTCAACAAACTGTTTTTTGTTAGGAGGCTTATCAGGGAATGCCTCTTTAATAGCGTCACTTAGCTCATCATGTGCTTTTGTTAGCTGATCTTGTTCAGTATCAGTTAGCCTTTGCAAATTAAGGGCAGCTTTGTGCTCAGCTAATGGTCCAGGGCGTTCTTTTAATATACCCTTTTTACCTAGTGTCTTTGTTAATTCCCAGAACTCCTTATCTACGCCTAATGGCTGCTTGCCTAGAATATTCAAAGATTTAATAACTGAAGGGAAATGAGACTCAGACAGTTGAACTTTAGTTCCTCCGGAAAAGAACTCAGCTTTAGTAGAACCACGGGGAAACATTGTAATCTCGCCAGCCTCATTCATTGCCCAGTCGCCATGATGATTAATAGAAGGATTTCTAGCTTCTCTAGGCCCTTCAAGCGCATTCATTAATGTTCTTCCGCCAGTACGAGCCCAGTCTTTAAAACTTTTACTAGTGGTTAACAATAATTCATCTTTAACTTCTAGGCCTTTCCCAATTTTAGTTTTAACTATCGCTTCTTCAATAAAGTCCCCTAGATTGCCTCTAGCATAGTTTAGCATAACAGCACCCGCTTCCCTACGCTTCTGTGGCGACCACCTTTCTTTAGTGTTTATAGTCATACGAGCTTCTATCTTACGCCCAACTTTATCGTACAAGTCTTGTAAAGATATTCTTTCGTATACTTTTTCATGGCCAGCAACTTTTCTAGATTGTCCTGCAGCATTTTCATCAATAACACGAAGAGCGTCAATAAACATACCTACTATATTTTCGTCGGACGTATCTTCACCTTCAAATAATTTTTTGATGTCGTTGCTTTTGCGCATATCAGAAATAGATGCCTTAAAGTTTTTAGTAGCTTCCGATATAGAAGTAACTGTTTCATTACCTATTTCAGTTAATTGCATAGTAGCAGGTTTAATTTCAAAAATTTCTTTTACTTGTGGTTCAGGGACAAAAGTCTCAGGCGTATCTGGACCATCCATAGCTAACCTGGTTTGGCCTTGCCCTAATTTAGATGCGTCAGCTCTTGCTGTTACAACACCTAGCTCACGAGCCCCATATGCTGCGTTCTGGTCAGCATAACTAGTAGGACTAGTAAATATGCCTTTTCCTTTACCAGCAGCCGCAGGAGTGGATCCTGGGCGATATCTGAAGTTACCTTCGTTAATGTCACCTTGTGCATCTGTTCGATGAATATAGGTATCCATAACTTCACCGTCAAAGTCAGCTTGTTTAGCTTGTATCTGCTGTATTCTATTTGCAACAGCATCAGGTTTATCTGCTAATTTTGTAAGCTTATTAACTGCCCTTGTATCACCGGCTGTAGTAGCTTTGGTAATCGCTTTATTTAGTTGTTTTACAACTGTGCTTAAAACGCTCATATAGCCTCCTATTATTCAAAGTACTGTGAGATACTTGGGTCCAAGTTTTTTAAGACTTCATTAGCTATTTCTACGTTAGTAGTATCTTTAGCAGCATATACCGAGCCTCCAATAGTCGCTGAGCCCACAAGTAAATCTTGTATCTTTTTACGTGTTGGACCATCTATTCCTTTAGCTTCCATTAACTTAGCTATAGCCCCTAATCCTTGCTTCTTCTTTTTAGCATTATTAGAAAAAACTTTCATTGCTTGCCTTTGGAATGCCTTAGATTTCATAAGCGCATTAATTGCCACGTAGCCACCGACTGCGCCAAAAGGCCCACCAGTAAATGCACCAGCGCCGCCAGCTAAAATCCTTGTCATAAGAACCCCTAAGCCACCGTGATCTGCTGCATTTTCTAGAATATCTGCGTAACCTTGCCATGCTTGCTTATCCAAAACATCACCATAAACTTTCTGTAAAACTTTAATACCACTTTTATCGCCTAAAAATCTTTTAAGTGGAGCAGCATTTTGCCCTGTAAATAAATGCTCATGCAAAGCCATTTGAAGATTTTGTTTCTGAGCTTTTCCAAAGTTGGTATCACCAGATAATCTACCTAATTTGTTCATTTGTTCAATAAACTCATCGACTTTATGGGGATCTTTGCTAGATATAGTATTAACTAACTTTCTAGTTGCAGCTGAGCTATCTTCTGTTGCATTTATAATAGTTCTATCTGCTCTAATACGTAAAAAATCTGAATAGTCTTTGTCTAATTGCTTAGCCTTATTGCCCTTACCCGCTTTTTTAGCTGAAGTAGTAAACAGATTTCTAGATTGTTTATAGAAATTATTTAAAACTTGGTCTGAGCTAATATTAGGACCAACACCTCTGCTAGCCCTATTAGATTCTTTTCCTAATGTAGAACGAATTTTACGTAAAGCCTGTGTTGGAGTTAGTTCTTTACCAACCATAGCTTCGATAGTTTGATTTAAATTCCCAATTTTAGCGACCCCAGGTTTAGCGTGAAGGTCCTTAACTAATTTTTTAATTTGTGCTTGGGTAACTTTTATTTCGCCTAATTCATCGTATTCTCGAGTAAACTTAGCTTTGCCTCTGCTTATAACATTATTAAGGTTATCATTTAAACCTGCAGCAGCTTCTTCCTTACCACCGGTGCCAACTGCGCTATCGAGAATCTCTTTAGCCTCTCTAGCTACACCTTCTCTAGCAGCTTCTCCACCGCCAGCTGTTTTAATAGCAGCTCCTTTAAGTGCTTGCGCACTTTGTACTGGATGTGCAATACCTTTTGCAGTGCCAGTAACGGCCTTACCTGTCCCACTAATTAGCTTAGCTCCGCCTTTAATAGCTACAGGAGCTGCAGCACCTAAGCCTACACCCATACCAGTAGAAATAGCGGCACGTTTCCAATCAAATTCCTTGTCTTCGTCTAACTGTCCTTCAACACCTAATTGAATACCAGCATCATGAGCACCAACAATTCCACCGGCTACAACACCTGATCTAGCAGCTGTTCCGGATAGTAATTTTTTAATACCTTGTTGAGCTCCCATGCGCATTGCGCCACCAGCAATAAACTTACCACCAAAATATGTTGATGGGGCCCATAGTAATGAGGCAGCGTCTTTAGCTTGCTCAAGTAAAGGCCTAGAACCCTCTCCAGTTATATTGGTATTGTTGTAAGTATTGAACACATTATTCATTGCACTTTTTGTATCATCGTCCATACCAAATATATCTTTGGTAGTTCCGGCTAATGAAAGCTCATTGTTTAATGTGCTATTCCAATACTCAAAAGAATCTTCAATTAAATCTTCATTACTTCCAGTCCACTCTTCACCTCTGAGGTGCTTATGCACTTTTTTGAGGTCTTTAATGTAGCTTTCATTTTCATTTAGCTTATCAAATCTTAAGCCCCCATCTTTTAACTCCCAAGATTTTAACTCAGGAGCTTTGTTATTTCCAGACTCTAACTTCATAATCATGCCTTTAAGAATCTTAGCATTTCGGGTGTCCCCTGCGTTATACGCACTCATGAATTTCTTCATTAGGTTTTCTTTATTGTATTCCATAAATCTCCCGTATTAGATTATTGAACGTTATTCCAGGCCGCTAGTTCCTCATCTGATAGTCCTTTAGGAGCTCCATTGCTAGAACTGCTAGTAGAGCCCCCTTTTGTAGCACCGATGGCAAGGTTTACCATCGCTTGAACACCGTCTGGCATTCTGAACTCACCGTCCATTCTGCCCATAAGATAAGCAGAGCCAGCTCCTGCATTAGCAGCCATGTCCCTAGTCATCTGTACCATTTGCAGTCTTTTCTGTTCAATTGTTCCTGGAAGATCTCCTGACATCGGCATAAAACCAGAAAGATAGTCATTATATTCGTATCCAGAATAAGCAGCACCAGTATCTTTACGAAGCAAGCCTTGTAGCCACATACTTGTTAAAGGACGGAACTGTTGAGGAAGGTTCTCTTTCTGGAATATGTTATTAATAGCTGCGGCCGATATTGAATCATTTGCATTCATCGCACCCCAGGATTTAATACCAGCCATAACAGCTGTCAATTTCTCTACCGTCTCGGGGTCTTTCAACATAACATCAATAGCCGGCTGAGCGTTAACCATTCTTAGAGCATAACTGTAACTGTCGCTTTCTGTTTCATTCTTAAATTTACCTGCAAAAGAAGGATTGCCTTTAGCATCGATACGAGTAGCGTTAGGAATAGAAGCATTCTTTTTATATTCCTCCGCTTGCGCCGCAGTTATATTACCAGCTGCAAGTTCAGCATCAATTTCATTAATGATTCTTTTATCCACAACGCCCCTTTCAAAGGGTTGGTTAGCGGATGAAACAGTCTTTTGGACATCAGTCAAATTAGATTGCTCTATAGGGATCCATTGACCATCCTCAAATATTAACTGGTTCCCGGCTGCATCATTTTTAGCCCATACGACATCTACAGTACCATCAGGTCTTATACCTTGCACGTTGTAGGCTGAAACTCTTTGTTGCTTGTCTACACCGAAGATTTGGTTAGCTACTAACTTCTCTTTCGCACCTTCCTCTTCGGTTAATTCGCCACTTGCAACTCGAGTATCTACATTATCTATATAATCATTGTAAGCCTTGAGGTTCTTTTGATTAGCAGTAGCATCGGCGCCTAATCCCATGTTTTCAAGTTTAGCGGCTTCTACCTTAGCTTCAGCTTCAGTATCAGTCATAAAACCCTCATAAGCAAATCGACCAGCTTCGTTTCCACTCATACCGAAGATTCTTGCACCGGCATATCTAAATAAAGCCCTAACTAAATCCCTACCATCAATACCTAATAATTCGCCAAGTTGACCTAAAGAGCTCTTTATTTTATCTTTAGCCTCATCAACGCTTATCTCGCCATTTTCGAGTGCTTCTTTAGCAATTTCGACTTCGCTTTTAGCTTCTGTAGCTATACCATCCCAATGAGGGTTACCAGCACCAGCGGCTTGAATATCTTTTTCTGCTTCATCTATTTCCTTAGCAATTTCCTCTGGGGAAGTAGTTCCAGGCTCATTCTCATGGATATTTGGGCTTGTTATAGTAGAAGGAGTTGTAGGAGCTATTTCATCATAGCCGTCCATTTCTGACCCAACTTCCGGTTGAAAACCTTCGTATCCAGGTACTTCTTGCATTTCAGCATTATCACCACCAGGTGTATAGCCTTTTCTGCCACCTAACCTGTTGCCCTTAGTACCTCTTGTGGATCCGCCAGAAGAAATACCAGGCATATAGCCCTTACGTTCACCAAGTTCAGCACCGGTATCTCCATCTATACCAGGCATATAGCCCTTACGGCCTCCTGTATCTTTGGTATCAGCCTCTAACGCTCTTAGTAGGGCTTGCTCTTTAAGTTGCTCTTCCATAGTAATAGCAGCAGAGGCCTTCTCTTCAGCAGTATCACGACCAAAAATAGGTTGCTCAGCTACAGGATTTCCTTCATTATCGAAGTTGTATCCTTTGTTATCAAGAGTAGGAGTTAAAGCTACTTCTTCGCCGGGTTCTACATTTTCGTATAGTCCAGGTTCTAGCTGAGCTTCAGTTAATCCAGTTGTGGTTACTTCTGGGTCACCCATATTATCAGGGGCTAATTCATAAGTTACCGTGCCATTATCATTTAGTGTTTCGCTAATAACTCGGGAATCTTGTTGCAAAGCGAGATCATCGGCTGAATCCATAGCAACTGTATGAAATTGATTATCGTTGCCCTCAGTTAAATCTTCGCCAATAAAATCAGTTAATACTTTAGCTTGTTTTGGCTTACGAGACCCCCTTACAGAAGGGCCATCGTTGAGTAGCAACTCATCTTCCATAAAATTAAATTGTCCCTTAGAACCTCTTGAGGTAGGGCCAGTAATATTATTACCAGGGAAATATCCTTTTCTACCACCTAAAGCGGCTCTGGATGTAGGGCCAGTAATATTATTACCAGGGAAATATCCTTTTCTACCGCCTAAAGCAGCTCTGGATGTAGGGCCACCGCTAGCAACATTATTGCCAGGCATGTAACCTTTTCTGCCACCCAAGTTTCCTCTAATGGTAGGGCCCGCTGAACCAAGTATTAGTTCATCTTCCATATCTTGATTTCCAGGCATATAACCTTTTCTTCCACCTAATACATTTACGCTAGGGGTAGAATCTTTAACCCTATTGTTTTTAATACTAACATTAGCACCATCAGTAGTTGAAAAGCTAACATTATCTAAGTCATTAGAATCATCTGAAACTATAGAAGTAAGCCCTTCGGTACTTAAGCCAGCAAGGCCTAGTTTAGCATTTTGCTCTGCAGCTTTCTTTGCTAGTAAGACATCTCTTTTTCGTTGTCTTCCATTTGCCATAGTGACTCCTTATTTAAATAATTTTGTAGCTAATAAACCACCTATTATGAGAGGTGCAGCCATAGGGGCAGCAGCGGCCATTAATCCGGTCCCTGTTGAACCAGCCGCGCCAGCAGCAGCACCACCTTTGCCACCAGCAGCTGCTTTACTAACTGCTGAGGTTGCCATTTCTGTGCCTTTATTCATAGCTACATCTAAGGCTTTGTCTTTTGCCATACCAATACCTTGCTCAACCATGCTTGGATCATCTTGAATCACAGGGGCAGCTGGGGTCTCAACATTTAGAATACCCACAGGGGCTTTATCTTCTGCAGGGGTGCCACCCACTCTAGCAAAAGGATTCATTTTATTATCTATCAACATTACTTCCCTCCGGTTTGAGTTGTAGTAGATGTTTTAGGTAGAACACCAAACATACCTCCAAGTCTAGATAAACCTTGGTACTGCGCGTCAGCTTCGGCTTGTGCTTGTTGTTGTCCAGCAGCACCAACTTGACCCAACATTCCAGCGCCAGTACCTTGGGCGCCTAGAGCAGTTTGTTTCATAGCCATATCTTGTTGTTGTTTTTGAAGATCTATCCCTGCAAATTTAGCAGCTAGATCGTCTGTTAAACCGGCTTGATTAAGGGCTTGTCTTGAGCCACCGAGATTCCCAGTTCTTCCAGCGGCGCCAGCTAGGGCACCTAGTGCGGCTTTAGCATCAGTTGTAGCAGCAGTTTTCATACCAGCAAGGTTAACACCCTGTGCAGCTTGGTTAGCCATTAAAGTTTCTAGTCCCGTTTGATTAGCGGCAGCTTGCCTACCAGCTTGCTGAGCAGCTAACTGATCCGCAGTAAATCCCGCAACTTTAGATAATTCGCCAGCTTGTTGTGCTTTTTGTGCTTCATTTAAGAATGGAGAAACATATTGTTCATAAGCTTTATCGGCAACTCCACTAGTAGTAGTTTGAGACTTATCTTTTCCTCCCCCAAAATGCGAGACTTCATTAGCGTCTACATAAGTTACTTCACCGTGTGATATTACTTCACTTGTTGATATATCGATAGTAACACCATCATAAATTTTTACTTCAGACATTATTGTCTCCTTTTAATTGTTTTCGCATAGTTGTGTATTTTTCATTCCAACCTACTTTTGTTAAACCTTTAACTAAACCCCTTCGACCAGTAAATTCTAAGTAATCTACTCGAGGGAATTTTTTAATCATTTTTTCAAATTCTTCCGCCCATATAGGAAAATCTCCATATACCTCCTTTTGAGCTGTGCTACCTAAAGTGATTATATGAATAGAGTTAAAATTGTTATATTCCAAAAATCTTGTAGTTGCTATAGCTACACTTTCATAATGTTTACCAAGAATATCCCATACTTGAAATAAACCTGGATTAGCTATTGCTTGTTTTACAATTTGGTACGAGGTCCATTCACCATCACTATAGACTAAAGCTTTATCGATATTGACTTTTATCTCATCAAATCTTGATAATAGCTCTTCATCTAATATTTGTTTTATAGTGTACATAATTATCCTCCGATTAATTAATTATAGTCTTTATCGAGAACACTTATCAAATGTTCTCTGTAAAGGCTATTATCCACCCCATCTTGAAGTTTTGTATAGTCTTAATTTAGTAGGAACTTTATCTTCAAATACAACTGCAGCAATTACCATTGCTACAAATTTCCCTTCTCCTTCGTGATTCATATCTACAGACTTTAGACGAATAGAATTCAAGTCATTGTCTATTTGTGTTTCTAATTCTGTGTCATAAGGCACAGGCAATTTGTAATAATTCGCAGCATCAATTAGCATTTGTTTGTTTTCAACTAAAAAGAACAGTTCTTCTTCTTCATCAATCCAGCTTCTCGCTAACCATTTATTAATATCAGGGCACTTATCGTATGAATCAAAGTCATTTCCCGTTGATAGTCTACCGTAGCCCTCCCTAAGTGTTTTAGAAGATTCATAGTTTATAATCTTGCCATTGCTAAGGACACCTTCCCATTGTAGTATTGGGTCGCCTTTCTTTTCTCTAAATTCTATAGTGGCAGAGCCATCTGTGAATTCGCCTATATACTTAGCATCATTCTTTCTTTTTGGATTATAGAACCAAGCTCCAACAATTTCAACAGAACCGTTAACATATACTTTTACTTTATCAAAAGTAAACCAATGCTCATCAGGTATTGCA